CCCCGGTCAGCATCTTGTAAGGCAAAGCTCGTGGTCGTCGGCTCGCCTAACACCGTCTTGGGGCCCGCCTGCGTATCACTGCGAGCCACCACATAGCGGAGAATGCCTGAGGTGATCGGCTGGCCATTCTCCAGCGTCGTGGGCGGATCCCACTGCAGCGTGGCAGCCAGGGCGGGGAATGGGGAAAGCAGTAGCAGGACAAGCCAGAGTGAGCGCATGGAGAGCCCTCCTATTTGGGATTGCCACGTTGCGCAAACCAGAAACTGAGCACCGCCGTCGTCATCGTGAGAAAGCCGTCGATCGGCACCACGCCGGTCACCGTGAGCCACAGAAACGTCACGGTAAAGGCGACCGTGACCAGTGGCCGCACCAGAGCCCGCCCTACGTCGAGGATCACATCTGCCGTCCCGGTGATTTCATTCTCGGCATCGTCTGGCATAGACCTCCTTTATGGTCCCCCATACTCTTCCGGTACCAGTTGCCGATATCCCGGCGCCTTCAGCCCACTCAGGGCGCGCTCATGGGCGTTGAAGCGATTCGCCATCTGGGCGCTTTCCTCGGCATGGGCGCGATAGTGCTGGCGCAGCTCATGGCCCAGCGCCTCCACACGCTGGGCCAGCGCCGTGGCCTGCTCCATGAACGGTTCGCGTCGAGTGAGAACCAGCTCCATGCGTGTCACGTCCAGGCGTAAATCGCGCACCTCACGGCGAAGATCCGAGATAATGACTCCCGTGGTCGCTTGGAGCATGATGGCCACGGCGCCCAGGATCCAATAGAGCAGCTTCGTGCTGCCATCGCCCTGCTGGGTGACCATGGCATTACTGTGCTGCCAGCTGGCCAGAGGTCTGCAAAAACCCCCGCAACGCCGCCGCACCCGTGGGCGTCAATAACGTGCCCGCATTCGCCAGCCCACGCACCACCGCACGCCCTGGCTCTGTCATGAGCACAAAGGGCAAGGCCGTCATCGTCGCGGTAATCGCCGCTGCGGTTTGCGGGTCAAGCCCCAACGCGAAGCCTGTCGCCCCCCCGCCAATACCTGCCACACCCCCCGAGCCATAGGATGCGCCAGGCGAGGCGCCCATACGTGGTAGCTGGGCGATCGCCGTCAAGGTCTCCCGAATATCGCCAAGTTCCGCCGCATTAAACGCGCCAGCAAAGAGGTCATCCTCCCGCATGGCCTTCTCGAAACGCCTCATAATCGCGCCGGCGTCAATGCGTGGCGTGCCCTGGCCCTGCACGATGCGTTGCACGTTACCTTCGATCGCGCTGGTCAAATCCTTGAGCGCTTCTTGCTTGCGATAGGTCGCATTCGCGGCCTTGAGCGCCGCTGAGAGGGGGCCAGGGGTCGCTTCCACATCGCGCATAATGGCGCCGTCAATGATGCGCCGCGTTCCTTGATCGAGTCCGCCCGCGGCGGTCATCTGTTGCCGAAGTTGCTTTTGCGCGAGCCAGACATCTTGGAAATCCGTGGTGGGGGCTCGCTGCGCCATGTCGAGCCACCCTTCTGCGGCATTGACAATCACCTCCGAGCGTTGCTGCGGTGCCAGGCGCCTTTGTTGGTCAAGCAGCTTCCCCGCGACCTTCGCCGTTTCGTTGAGCCGCACGGGCGGGTTCACCTGCGCCACCCGATCATACAGAATATCCGCGCTGGGGCGTGGCACCAACCGTGCGGCCAGGTCATCGGCCTGTTGCACGCCCATTTCCTGCAAGCCATAGCTCACACCGGGGAGCCGCTTCGCCACGGCGGCGATGCCATGCCCGAGCCCTTTCATCGCGGCCGGCCCCACGACAGAGGCAATATCCCCCACACGGCCCGGCTCTTCCAGTCCTAGCGCCACATTGAGGCGCCTCGCCGCCACACTGCCCGCCGTCTCACCCAGCAGCGCCCCGCCCGGAATAGGCGTCATGGTGCCCAGTGCGGTGCCAGCCATCGGCAGCCCCATGCCAATCGCCTGAGTTAACACCATGCGGCCACCGGGGTCGTCTGGCGTGGAGGGCACCCCTTCAAACTCAGGAGAGGCCATCTCCGGCCGCATGGGGAATGCGGGACGTTGTAACTCCTCCGCAATGAGGGCGCGGCGGCGGGCCTGTGCGGCGTCATACGTGCCCTTGGCGCGTTCTTTGGGGGTCAGAATGTGCGTCTGAATGGCCTCGCCAATTTGGTCATCGCTGAGGCTATCAGGAAACTCGACAATTCCATGGCCAGGGACTTCGACATATTTGGGCATTAGTCGATCGCCTCGATGCGGCCAGTCTCGGGGTTGTACCGATGCGTCGCGTTCGGGCGCTCTGGCGTGGACACGTCCGGCTGCGTAAAAGTCGGCACCTGGCCATATCCACCCGTCACGAGCGCTTCTTTTCGGCGTTTCATGGCGTTTTGCAGAATTTGTCGAGCGGTGCGAAGCTTTCCACGTAACTGCTCGGGTCGATCGGTCGCTTTCGGCGTCTCACGGGTTAAGCGTACAGACTCACTCGCGGTCACGGCTGCACCTGATCGTAACAGTGTAAGAATATTTTCGTACGAAGCCAACGCGGCCCGGAAATCGATTTCTTGCTCCGACATGCCGCCTGCTTTTTCCATGGCATAGGCTTGCATGCCACCACGGACGGGGCCAACAAACTCATCGTTGAGCTTTTGTTCAATGAAGTCGAGCGTATCTAGGCTGGACTGCATGGCGGCCAGCTCTTCGGTTTGCTGTGCTGGCGTGGCGCGCTGTCCCGCTTGGACCGCGCCCATTTGCTGCGCCCGTTCGAGCGATTCAGCACTCACCCGATCATTCACCTGCGCCCGTTGGGCTGTAGTCAGGCGGTTAAAGGGTTGATCGAACATTTCCGCAGCGTAGCGCTCGGCGGGATTGCTCGACTTCGACAATGATAACTCTTGCTGCCGCAGACCGAGGTTGGCACGCGACACCGCCAGGTTGCCTGCGGAGATGCCTTCCTGTGCCCGCTGGTGTCGTTCTGTCGCGGCTTGCTGCTGTTGCGAGAGTAGCGCATTGAGGTGTTGATTCAATTTGGAGGTGTCTGCGCCGGCCGCCCCTGCCGCCTGAATCGCGGATTGCACGCTGAGAATCCGCTGCCCTACATCGCCTTCCAGTTGCACACGGCTCCAAGCCTCCTCGCCCGCTTTCTGCGCGGCCATCTTGCGCTTCTGCTCCGTCTGTTTCCCCAGTTCATCGAGATACTTCATCGCCTCTAAGGGATCTCTAAACATCCCGGCGAGTTGATCAGGGCTCATATTCCCGAGCAATTCCAGGTTATTCGAAAAGATATCCATGACTTGCTGGCGCTGCTCATCGCCCATTTTTTGGAAGGTCGCAACTGTGTCAGGGCCAAAGATCGGTTGCCCATCCGCCGTGGTCGCACGCTGGGCATAGAGCCCAAAAAGGTGGTTGCGCGTGCCCCGGTCAGGAATGGCGGAAATCTTCATCATGGCTTCAATGCCGCCCAAAACTTCTTGACGCTCCTGGAGCTTGGCGATGCGTTCCTCGCGCTGCCGGGCGAGCTGGAGCTGCTCATCTTCCCGCCCCGAGCGATACGCCTGCAGGCCCAGTTGAATGCCCAGGGGGATACTGCCTTGTAATCCCGACCAGAGACTTTGCGCCATCGCCTACGCTCCTGACGGGCCGAACAACCGCCGCCCAAAGGCGCCACCGGCCCCGCCAAAGAATGACCCGGCCCCGATGCCGAGGAGCTGGCCCAAAAAGCTCATAAACCCTGGTTGCTGCGCGTTGAACATATTGGCCTGAAACATCCCCTGCCGCTGCGCCCCATAGCCTTGCAGCGCCTGGGCCAAGCCTTGCAACGCTCCTGCCGTCTGGCCGCCCAAGGCGCTGGACGTGCCATAACTGCTCATCAGCCGCGCCATGAGGTTGCTTTGCTTCTGTTCGGCGGCCCCCGCCCGTGCCAGCCCCAGTTGTTCAGACAACGCCAGTTGTCCCGTGCGGGCTCCACTGCGCAGCTCTTCCGCCCGTGAGCGCTCGGTCGCCAGCGCCTGCATGCCCGGCGTCGACGTTTCATAGCCAGGGCCGAGCTGGGAGAGCAGGCGCTCCCGCACCGATTGCTCATTTGTGGCCAGATTGCGCTCAAGCGCGGGGTCCACCGGGAGGTTGCCGGCCAGGGCATCCTCGGAACGCTTGAGGTACTTCTCCTGTAAGCTGCGCTCCCGATCACTCAGCGCTTTGGCCTGGGGATCTTCCTCGAAGCCGATAATCTTGCCCTGATCGTCCTGAATGGGCTTGATGCCACTGGCGCGATAGAGATAGGGCGCCAGGAGATTCTGCAGCCGTGTCGATTCGGCGGCCAGCGTGCGGTACTCGCGCAGCATATCGAGCTGCATGCTTTGGAGTTCCCGCTCCTGTGACGACATTTCTGGATATTTGACCTTGGAGCCCCTCATTAGACGGCCTCCTGGAGTTCACGCTTAAACCATAAGGCGCCCGCATGCTCGGTGTACGGTTCGAAGCCATAGCGCTGTACCATGTCCGCCCATGCCTTCCCTTCGGTTGCATCGATGCCAAACCGATAGGACCGCACCCCTGCCTCCCAGAGCACTCGTTCATAGGCCTCGATCAGCCGAATGGCAATAAAGATTGGCCGTGCCATCGAGATCACCAGTGGGCCGGCGATCACCGCCCCCTGTCCCGTCTGGGTGCTCAGCAGGCCCACGATCGCGTCATCGCGTATGGCCACTACGGTGGGGAAACTCAGCGGCTCATCGGCGTCCTGTGCCCTCAGAAACGCATGCGCGGCTCGGTAGTCGTGGGGCGTCATCACAAGCTGGTAGACGGTTCGGGCTGGGTACACTATTCTGCTCCGTTCGGGACACCATATCCCATCACATCCAGGATCGCCCCGCCACTGGTCGCGGGGGCGGCCGACAGCTTGTATTCCACGATACGATCCGAGGGCAGCGCCAATGTGACCCAGTTGACCGCTGAAGTCTGCACGCCATTGACCGCTGAGGGTGCGGCACACACGGCAATCCCGTTGGCCACATGCGCGGCGCCGTTAGGGCGCACAAACAAGGTAAACACACCCGTCGCGTTATGGGTCAGGAGTAGCCGCGTGCTCAGCAGCACCTTGAGCGCCTGGCTCGGCACCAGGGCCGAGAGATCGACATCCGTAAAGGTCGTTTGGACCCCATCCGTCAGCACGCGGTTGGCGCTGGCCGCGTCGGAGTCGAGCTCGTACATCACCCACCCGTTGATGGTCCGAGTCCGCAGAAATTGCGTGCTGGCGTTCAGGCGTAACGTCGTCAGATAGGCATGATGGAGATAGCCACTTGGCATCACGGGCCCCAGGGGCGAATTGGGGCCAATGGGGCTGGCAATGAGGCCAGGCGTCGAACCGTTGGTGATGTGGTAGATATGAATGAAGCTATTGGCGGAAAAGGCACTGGCCTGATCGCGCCCATTCAATACCGGCCCCGCTTGCGTGATATCCACGGTATAGACAACGTTGTTGATATCGACGATTCCGCCTGACGTGCCCGTGCCGGCCACGATCGACATGGCCGAGAGGTCGTACTTCGTGGTGGGGGTGGTGGCGTTGTTGACCCCTTGCACGCCCTTGACCGCCGACGTACTCCCGGCCACCTGATACCAGTAGGTGAGGCCAAAGCGCTGGGCCAGCACATACCGGAGGCGTTCCAACTCCCCCGCCAGGTTCGTAGCGAGCGATTCACTGCCGACGCCACCAGGATTGGTCTGCACGCGCATCTCGGTTACATTGGCGCTGTAGTCGTCGCTATCGGCGGGGATCTGGTGATCGATATGGTTCTGGTGATCGGCATTATATTTCGTGTGGGTGATAATTTCCCCGTCCGTGCGGGTCGTGATGCTGTAGGGATAGGGCATTAGCGCGTCCTTTCGTTGCCCGCGGTGAAACTGAGATACATCTGGGCAATGCTAAAATCCTGGCCCGGCTGATCATTCCACATTTCGACACTCACCCGCCGCCCGCCGCCCGTGAGGCGGAAGCGCCGAATCAACACCGCGGTCCCATCCACGAGTGCCCCTTGTCCCAAGGCCCACGTGCCGAGGTAATACCCGCCAGGGTCCGCGACGACAAAGCTGCCTTGGGTCTGAGGCCGCGCATCCCACCACACGGCAATATTGACCGGCCAGCGCCCGGTGGGATTAAAGGCCAGCTCCAGGAATTGGGCGTTCTTATCGCGCACGGCCAGGGCAGGATCGGCAAAACTGAGATCGGTCCACATGGTCTGGAACCGTCCCTCATATCCGGCGCCGTCTTTCGCATTGCCCGGTTGATCGAGATGCCAGATAAATCCGGCGTTATCACCGGACATCAGCTCGTGATCCTTCCCGCTGGGGCTGAATATCGTTCCCCGCCGCAGCCAAAAGCTCTGACAGACATCCCGGTTGGACACGCGAAAGCGCGGGCGATCTGGCCGATTGACATCAAGCACGAGCCGATGCGTATTGACGCTCTCCCCTTTGAGCCGCATGGCGATATGCACCTCGCGCCGATAGGGGTAGTAAATCATGCGGGCGTAGCGCAGGGCATGACTGTCGGCAAATTCGCGGACAATCTGATCAATCTGTGTCGCTCTGGAGAGCGATTGACTGCCAAGGTTGGTAAACTCTTGCACGGCACTCAGCAGATGCACATCACCCGTGGCGTCGAGAAAGACGACATCCCCTTCGATCATGACCTGGGTCGCCCCGTTCAGCCCGCCAAAGGCATTCGTGAGGCGTTCGACGTTCCAGTCTTCCTGGGCGATACTGGAGGTATGGACGGTATAAATCCCACGGGGATACTTCCAGACGATGAGCAGCCCGGAAAAGCTCAGCATCCCTGAGATGTATTGCCCTTCGCCGGGGAACACCTCGAGGCTCCCCGCCCCCGCCGTAGTCGACAGGAAATTTTCATGGTCGCTCGGGGTAGAGTAATACAGCCGATGCGGACTGTTGGCATTCCCGGCTGCCCAGAGCCGATTGGCATGCAACGCCCCACAGTGAGGCCAGTTGGTACCATCCCAGTCCGTGGGGCGCCCATTCGTGAGATTTGCGGTGGGTGGCTCATCGGTGCCCAGGCTCGCCTGGGCGGTCGTGTCGAAATATTCGGTATCCGTGTTGTTATTGAGCTGCACCACCAGCTTATAGGCCCCAGTGCCCGACTTGAACCGATAAATTCGCCGCGCCGTCGTGGTCGATCCCCCGACCGCTAGGCTCTGCAGTTTAATGACCCCGCCGCCAGCCTGTGGCTGATAGACCGGATTTGAGGCGGGGCTGGGCGTCGTTTCTCCCGCGCTCGTCACAAACGTGTAGACATAAGCATAAAAGCCCTGGTCAACGTTGCCAGCGCCGACAAGCCCCGTATCAATTGCAGAACACACGGGCGGTGGGGCCAGGGGGGTGCCTCCTAGCACTTGCAGGATGCTTTCGGTGCCGCGCAACACCGCGGCCGTCGTATTCTGGACAAACAGAAAGAGCTTCTTGGGATTACCCGAGATTTCCGCGCCCCCTTCGACGAAAATGGGCGGCAGAATGCCCTGGATAAAGCCCACGCCGCTGGCTGCGGCAAAGAGGCCGTCGTTGTTGTCGATTTCCAGCTCGCCATTGGCCCCGTCGCTCACGACGATCACGCAGCGTTGAATCGTCGGCGTCGGCCACCAGTCGTGTCCCGCCTCGATAAAAGGCGCCGAAAGTGGCGTGGGACGATACTTGACCGCCCCGCCTTCTTTGCGAATCGAGCCATCATGAAACGCCACATTGAAGGCCTGCAAGAGCGTATCCGGGGGCGCTTGCCCGGACGTGTGACTGCCGATCAGTCCCCCCTCACCCAGTGGCAAACGCAACACTTGTCCACGGTAGGCCATTAGGGCTCCACTCTCCGCCACTGGGCGGGAACCTTCGGGTCGCGTGGCCGAATGGCCCCAAAGGCGCTAGTCCGGTCAAAGGCCCGTATCTGGTACTGGTTTTCATGGGCCATGGCTTCGAGTCCCGACTTCGCTGCGGCGCCGACGCCTTCTGCGCGGTCGTCGTTTTTATCCACGAGCAGCCACAGGAGCGCCCAGTCAGATAGCACCCGCCGCCATTCCCAGGGCACGAGCGGTTCCTCGCTGGTGCCAGGACTCGTCAATAAAGTCGGCCGCCGAATGTAGTCATATTCGATCCGAAAGAATTGGTTATACAATCCCGTCGTCAAGCCATCAGCGTAGCGGTTGAAGCGAATCTTCTGCTCGGTGACGCGGGCGTAGACATCGGGCATGCCGGGCTGGACCATCGCCAAGGGCCATTCGCTTTCCAGGCGCTCGAGATCCACCTCCAGAATCTTGTAGGGGTCATCGTTCGTGTTCTTCCGAAAGCAGCGCATGGGGCTCAAGAGACGCATCACATCGGAGGCGAGGGCATATTCCAACGCCCCCGTGATATACGAGTAGGGCCCCGTGTTAAAATCCCAGGGGCTGTCCAACGTGGCCGTATTGGTATTGATCGTATGGGTGGCGATACGGTAGAAGTCGGGGTTATCCCCGATCTTGATGAACCACCCCTGGATCGGCACGACGTTTTCCCCGATGATGCCGCTGAACGTCAAGGCGGTACTGTTAAACGTGGCGGTCACAGTCGCGGGTGAGTTATGCACGCCAGGCGCCAGCAGCGGAAATACAAAGAGCACGCCAGGCGGATCTTTCTTCAGCCAGCGCCACTCTTCGCGCATGCCGGGCACCAGCTCCCCGCCCCCCGCTGCAATGCCGAGGTACGCACGGTTGAGGTAGGACAGCACCGTGGCCTGATACTGACTGGTGCCATCCGTGGGTTCCCCAGCCCGAAAGAGCACATCAGTGATCAGGTCGGCGGTAAATTGAAGATTCAAATGATATCACTCCGCAGATTGGCCACCTAATACCCCCCTGGCAAGCAGCCCGCGCTCATGATATTGAGCCGGCTATGCACATCCTGAGGGCTGTTGGTCACCGTATTGAGATCGGCGCTCGTGACCAGGGTGGTGGCGCTGAACGTGGGATTTGTCCCGCTCACGGTTGCCCCCGCGGCCCCGAGCCATTTGCCGCTATTACCCGTGTCCCACAACTTTGCTGTTGTCTTGGTGCCATTCTGGTACAGGTAGAGCACTTCCGCGCCCACATCTTGCCCGTTCAGCCCTGTACCTTTTAGTGTGGTGGCAGTCGTCGGCACCCACACCCGACAGTTCCCCATGGGATTTGAGCCAGTAATTTCGTTGGTGATATTGGCATGCGTCGCGGCTGGCGTAAAGGTGCCACCCGTGGAGCCCATCACGGCGACATAATTGGCGCCCCAATCTTCGAGGTTCACTTCGTCGGTATAGAAGCCCCATACCGTAGGCGCAATCGAGAGCACATTCTGCAAGAACATCGACCGTGGGGCGGTGCCAGGTGTACTAAGGGAGCTGGCATAAATATACCCACGCTGGCTACCAAACACGGTGCATTGCTCGCAGCGCGTGTTCCGTCCAGCTCGCATATAGAAGCCATACGTGCTTGGGCTCACAATCAAATGGTCACGGTAGAGCATATCTACGGTTTGGCCGCCACCAGACTTACCCTGGGCCAGTGCGCCAAAAATGCCGCCCATAACAATGTTGCCATAGAATTGATTATTCGTGCTGGTGCTCGATGGCTCTGGCGAAAACCCATGGCCGCTATCTTCGCTGATGTTGCTTTCGGTAATCCCGCCACTACCAGGATATTCCCGAGCGCACAAGTCGCCTTGTGACACAGTGCCAGAAGGAAATCCCCCAGTCGCATCCATATACCCACGACTATTGCAGTAATTCAGACGGGCAATCGTGCGGCTGCCGTACTTGGTCACGAGGCCATAGCGGTGAAAGTAGTAAAATTCATTCTCGATGAATTGATTGTCATGCGACGCCGTTGTGGTTGAATCGCCGTTTTGGAACAGTGACATATTGCCAAAGCGATTGCTGTGGTGTGCCAGATTCCGGTAGAAGCGCAAATTATGGGAGCTGCGGATTTCCACGGTACTAAAGCCTTCACCGCTCCCGTCGTTGTCCCGCGAGCTAAAGCGAAGCCCATTGATATGCCAGTAATTGCAACTGGTAATCCGCAAAGCAGGCGTCAAGCCGTTGGTTTTGAGCCAGGCTAGGCGTTCATTGTCCGCTTGTAAGGTAATAGGAGCACTGGCGGTCCCATTCAGCGCATTGCCACCACTGGCACAATTCAGATTGACAAAGTTGCTGCCGGTAATATTGTACGTGCCGTCTTGCAGAATCCAGGTTTCGCCAGGACTGGGACGGGGTTCGCTGGTGCTCATCAGTCGAGATAAGGCACACGGCGACCCACTGCTACAGGTCGACCCACTGCCCCCCGTTGAGACATAAAACGCACTGGCCGCACTGGTGGTTTGATCACCCACGGCACCAGTCGTTGAAAGACCGACACCATTCACCGCATAGACCGCGGCTTCGTAAGCCGTACCCGCACTCAAGCCCGTTACGGTGGCACTGCATGATCCACCAGCCATCGTGCCCTGGACGCTTGGGTCCGTGCCAAACGTGACCGCGTTATCATTGGTCAAGTCGTACACCACATGACAGGCACTGATGCCCGTTTGGGCATCTGAGGCTGTCGCGGTGACGGTAAAACTCGTCTGGGTGACATTGCTAAACGCGACACTGCCGACACTGGGCGCGGTGTTATCCACCGGTGCGGCAGGTAACGCAGGCCCCGCCTCGCAGACGCCCCATTGCGCCACATCGGTGGGGCTGCTGGTCAGATTAAACGCCTGCTTATACTTCATCGTGCCGCCCGTCACCCGCTCTTGCTGGCGAAAATCACACAGCCATTGGCTCCCTGTGGCTATGGCGACAGGACTATCAAAGCATGCCTGCATGCGGCGTCGATCACCCGAGGTGGATTGCGAGAGTGCCAGATTCGCCAGGTCTGCGGTGGTGCTGAACACGCCGCTAGGCCAGGTGGCATCGTACTTATCCGCCTGTGGGCTGATGCCTAGTAACCAGGTATTCTCATCTTTCACTCGATCCAGGCTCGTCATGCGGAGATAGGCAAATACCGCCTGGTAATTGGCGATCGCCGTGTCATCTTCGGCCACGTCGACCCAAGATTGATTCGCAAGGGTTTCTTCCCCCCGCACACAGATGCGATCTGGTGTGCCATTCTTCCACACCGCGGCAATGAGCATATCCGCTGCGGGTGTCGTGCTATGCCCGGCCTTGGCCACAATGCTGGCCCGGTCCCATTGAGCGTCATCAATTGTCGGCTCATCCACCACCTCATATAGGGCATAATTGACTGTCACCCCAGCATCGCCCCCAGGCGATACCGGATTGGCGTTAGCATCGGTGGAGCAGTACCAGCTATCGAGCATCACTGATGGCTGAGTCAGGACATAGAGATCATTCCCACTCGTAAACGCGAAGTCTCGTTGCGCGGTGTCGTTAATCGGGACGGATGAGCCTTCATTCACCCGCTGCAGGTTTTCATCGGCACGACTGCCAATGCGCGTCCAGGTCCAGTCCGCCGCCACACCACCGTTGAAGAGAATGCTTGCCGCCGTATTACTGGGCACTGGGCCAAACGGGGTCTTGCTCAGCCAGGCAATGCCCGTTCCTTTAGCACGGAGCCAGAGATAATTGCAGGTGGTGTCAATTTCCATGGCAAGCTGGGTCTGAAAGTCCCGCGTGCCGGAGAGCATCCCGAGATAATCACCACCATCGGCCGTGGTATCGACCACCGAAGCCCAGCTCCCAGGATCAAACACCGCATCTTCTGCGGCGGCGCAGCGATGGGACGTATCACAGACGGCCCACACGTCAACCGGTGTCGGCACATAGCGCCATTTCGCGGCATGGCTCATGGTCGGCATGAGGAGCAGTAAGATCCAGGCGATCAGGTAGGCCATGTTCTACTCCCCTCCCACGACGATACGCACGCTTTGCCCGACGGCCGCTTTGACCGACACACCAACATGGTCCATTTGATACGTCGTGGCATCCCAGGAATAGTCCATCCCTACGCTCGCGGCACCCGTTTTCGTGCTCGCAATACAGGTGATGTTATTACTGGCTGTGCCGTCAGTGGTTACGCTCAACCATTCTTCGACCTGTGGACTATCCGCGGTCGGTGTGTCGCCACTGGAGCCCCGGGACAGATTGGAAATCACCAGCTCCCCCGTCGCACTGCCCACACTGATGGCTGCGGAGTTCGCATTAAAGCCCTGCGTGATCGGCGTCCCAAAGGGGTTGCCCAGGTTGACGCCTTGGAGGGTGATGCACCCAATGGCCCAGCGATGGTTTCCGCCCGTGCCTTCGACGGTATTGCTCCCCGTGGTCGGATTGGCGAGATACCAGATTTCGCTGCCGTTACTACCGCCACCATCGCCGCCTTCGTTTTGTGCCAGCTTCGACAGGCCCACGGAGTTGTAGGTAATGCTCGTGACATCGGTCAGGCCACGCCGGCAGACACCGCAGATGAGCAGCCGATTACTCCCCGTTGCGCCTGAGTCATGCGCAAAGCTGACCGTGGTACTTTGTACCGCCCCGGTGTTGCCGGCATTCGACGTGCCCACTTCACTGGGGGCCGCGGCAACGGCCAGCGTGGCCCAGAGGACCATCGCGCACAGGATGAGGACCGATTTAATTGATCTCATAGTCAATACCGATCGTGCATGTTTTGCCTGCGGTCGGCGTATTCGTGGTATCCAGCAACAGAGACTCACCTGCCACAAAGACATTAGCCGCGGTGATCGCCTTGGGAGCATAGGTGGCGCTTTCGGAGGTGCAGGTCGGATTCGTATCGGTAATGGTCAGGGCATTGCCAGCCCCATCTTTCAGCGTAAAGGTCGGCAGGGTGCCCGTGACATCACTACACCGACACCAGATCGCAGTCACCGTCGAGGCATGGCGGAAATGACCGAAGGGTGTGTTATCATGCGTTGCCGCGACGTCGATAATGGTGATATAGCGCTCTTTCAATGCCGGTGACACGGTGATGGTGCTTCCACTCGCGGCGGTACTCAGCCCCTTCGCCCCTATAACGCTGATATTTGTTGGCCCTGATGCCACGACAGATCCGGTATTGCCATCGATCTGCATGATGGCGTCGTCATTTTCGCCAATCAGATGCCAGTTTTGCCCAACGCCATAGCAAATATAGGTATCGCCCAGCGTCGTCGTATCACGATAGATGGCCTTCTCGTGTGGGCACGAGCCAGACGACGGAGCCCCTGCCCCATTCAGCAAAAAGCTTCCCGTCACGACCTCGGGATTGAGCAGCTCGCCATTTTCGTCCAGGCCCGCCGCCCCGCCAGGCGTGCCAATGGTGACATCTCCCCCGGTGCTGGGCGGGACATATTGCACCTGGCCCCACAGTGGCAGGCTCGCCAGGGCCAGGATGGCCAGGAGGGCGCTGAGCAGCGCCAGACGACGCATCAGCGACTCCCCCCATGGCCTTCGAGATACGCATTGATCGTCCCACTGGTGTACGCCGTGATGCGCACCTTGACCCAGCGCACGTTGATGGTCATCATGACCACCTGGTCCGTGGTAATGTCGGTCGCGTTGAGCTTGATGCCGTGGGTATTATCGGCGGGCTTCGTGGTGGCGTTGCTCCCGTCGATCTCCACCGTGGCCGTGGTAATCCCCGCGACATGCACGCTCATCGTCTTGAGCCCAGAGGCGTCAATCCACTCCCCGTCTGTCGTGGCCACAGCAGAGGTGAGCATCTGGGCGCGGAGGACTGTGGTCCCATTGACGCTGATCGTCGTGGTGGCGATCGCCCCGAAGGCAGCCAGCGGCCACCACAGCACCAGCGCCAGGAGCGTGATCAGGAGCCTATCCACGGCGCGGGCGCCCATGTCCATCGGTGGGATTCTGCCACCCCACGGCATGCAGACTGGCCGGCGAACACTTGCGCAGCTCTTCGTCGAACCAATCAGGGAGTTCGTCTTTTGCGATCTCATCGCCCCCCTCGCCATACACCGCCCCCCCCTGCAGCCAGACCGGCGCGGCATCAGCCCCGCACAGGCGCATGGCGTAGCGCGTGGCGACAAGTTTATTGATCGGAATGCCGCCCTCTTCGACGGCGGCAAACTCGGTGATTTTGGTTAAGGTGAATGCTGGCATTGAGCCGTGACTCCTTTATAATCAACTATTTATACGCCTTCGGCTACCCAGTCGAGCGTGATGGCTGCTGGCGCTTCGGATGTATCGCACTCCAAAAGCGGGCCTCCGGCCGCGGTGCCTTCCTCTTCGTAGGCCAGGAGTTTGTGAGCGCTCTTGTTGTAGGCGAACATATAGCTCACGGTGCGGGCGTTGTTGCCGTACACCACGAGCGAATCAATAAAGCTGTTAAAGCCAAAGCTGGTGATCGCCGGGAGCGGGATCCCGGCCGTGGGATACGTCGGCCCCCCGCCCGCAATCGCCATGGTCCCGTAGTGCCGTTTGGTCTTGCCGAGCTTCAGGCGCTTGGTCACGGTGACCGTCACATCGCCGGCTACATAGGCTGCCATGTCGTGCCCTCCCTTAGGCTGTGGCCACCATGGCACTCATGTTGGCGGGCTCCTCGGGAATGACCTCCACGAGGAACACGATATCTGCCAGATCGCCGGCTCCTGTGACGTCGGTCACCTGGCAGACGGCCTCGGTGCCAGGTTCCATGATCACCGGAGGATTGCAGCGCTGATACAGGACCGCGCCCGCCGCCAACCCGCTGGGGATGGTGAGCGAGGCAATATCGCCATCGCCGCGCCCGGTATCGCTCTTGAACGTCACCCGCTTATCGACCTTCAGCACCCCCGCTGCCGCGGCGGCGTTGTGATTCAGCAAGGCCACCGCATGGATGGCATGCTTGCGAAAGCCCGGCGCCCAGGTGCCGCCTGTGACGTCGGCGGCACTGTTCAGGTCGGCGCCCTTCACCACCATGACTTCGTAGGTGTTATCCGGCCCCATAATCTCTATCCCCTTGAGTTATAAGCTGCCCACATGGATAAGATTGGCTTCGCCAGCGTTCGCCGAATCTTCCCACGGCATGCGCACAGCGATTTGCCCATACCACGCCACCGAGTTGAACCGGCCCGCTGCGCCCCGTGGAGGGCTGGCGTACAGCTCAGGCGTGCGGCCCTCGATCATAGCCAGGGCATTGGCGCCAAAGCACACGCCTTCCCCGAGCACAGATCCGGTGCCGACTTTTCCCAATGCGGCCGCATGGTTGGTGCGGACAAAACGGAGGTTGTCGATCTTGCCGACTTCGCCCTGATATTTGGCCTGTGGATCGGTGTACTGATGCCAGATTTCCCAGTCCGGGTCATTCATGATGCCGCGCAGCGCCAGTTGTCGGAAAATGCCCAGATACCCGCCCCCGTCGACCTCTTCCATGTGGTAGGTGTCATACATGAGGTCGACCAGTGCGGAGGCATGGTAGACGTTCATGTTGGCGGTGGATGCCGCGCCAAAGGTGCCGTTGGTGGTAAAGTTACTCGTGGCGGCCCCGGTGATGGCATACTTGAGCTTGCCGAGCTTGGCGGCCGCAGCCGCAATGGTATCGATCGCCAGGGTCATCTGCTGGCGCAGCTTGCGCCGGATGCCCTGTTCGAGCCCGATCATGCTCATGTCGCGGCTGAACCCCGTAAACGGCACCTGGCGCCCGATTTCCCGCAGCGTCAAGGCAATGGTGCTCATCGAGAAGGCATCTTCGGGGATGTCCTGGGTTTCCGACAAGTAGACGCTGGTCGGCTCGGCCAGGTTACTGATGCGCGGGATGGTGAGCGATTCCCCGCGCCGGGTACCGAAGCCAGGCGTCATGTCGATATGTTCGACAAAGACGCTGTCGGCCATGGCGGCGTCAAGAATCTGGCTGGACACTTCATGGCTTTTATACGTGCCCGAGGGGGCGTCAAATTCCCATGTAAAGTTCGGCATGGGTTATCCTCTCTCCTATTCCGCTTGCCGACCCGCCCGCTGTCGGGCCTGGCGTCGGCGTTCGATCCATTGACTCATCGTCATAGGCTGGGCGCGGGCCTGTGGCTGTTGTGGCGCCGCCGCCCGCCGTCCGCCTTCGACGGGACGTCTGGCCTGCGGTAGCGTCTCCGCGGGCGCGTCGGCTTCCCGACCACGCCGGGAGATGCGCAGCAGCTCGCCCTTGGCCTCTTTGGCCAGCTCCGCGAAGAATCCCCGCATGTCCTGGCTGTCCGCCCACTCCGGTTGTTGGAGCAATTCCCCGGCAATGGCCCGGACGAGCCGTTGCTCATCGGCCAGGTCAGGGTTGTCTTTGTAGAATCGCCCCCAGTGCTGCTCTTGCTCACGTTCGGCGCGATACCGGGAGGTGAGTTGACTCGTGGCCTCCTCGATCGCTTCACGCTTGACGCGCATGAGGGCCTCTTCCGGCGCTTCAAAGATCCGCACGCCATAGTTGTAGCTGTCGGCCTGGGGCTGTGGTGCAGCCGGTGGTCGCTCCATCTGGCGTTGCCAGCGGCGCAGCTCGCCCACTTCGCGGCCTTGCTCACTCAAGCGGCGGTTGAAATCCTGCTCGCGGCCCTCCAGGGCTGATGCAAGCTCGGGGTCCACCGTAAAGGATCGCCCATTGATCGTGATGCTGGTCCCTGCCGGCGATGCAGGGGGCAGTGGTTCCGGCTCGGGGGCCGAGCGGTCTTCGGGGATCTGCTCCGGGGGCAGCTCAGGGTCATCCCCCCCCATGCGACTCGCCATGGATGGGGGCGTCTGAGGTGTCCGGTTCCGTCCTTGGGCCATCGGGGTTGCTCCTCTTGGCTGTGCCCCCTCATGGGGGGGGTCCGGGCCAACAAAAAAGGGCTGACAGGCCGCACACGCTGCGGTCCATCAGCGCTTGGGGTGTCCAGTGGGGCGACTTACTCAACCTCTTCGATTGTCTCCGCTTGAAAAACCAGCTCGAGGACGCCATCTTTCGGCACCCCCAGCCTCCGGGTCATCACGCCAATCTCCATCAATATGTACGCCTCAGGAATGCCCAGCGCCGCAATCAGGGCGGCGGGGGTAATCTCTTCCCGGAGCACCCGCACTACCTTGGCTTGTCGCTGGCGTGGTTCATCCATGGGTCACCCGATAGTGTTCTTTGACCTCAAAGCTCTGGATCTCGCCCCGATTCAAGTTGAGCAACACTTGCCCGGTGATGCCGCGCATCAGACTTTCCACAATGCACTTTTTCACCTGGGAGGAGAGATGTTCCGCCAGGTATTCATCCAACGTCCGCCCGAGCGTGGCCAGTGTGGTCATCCTTGCCTCGCTTGTTGTTGATCGTCCTTCCCGAGCCGAATCAGCCGGCCGAGTTCTTTGCTCACGGTGTCCACCGCCACCAGCGTGGCCACAAGGGTGAGCGCCATCTCCAGCGTCAAACTGTTGGTCCGAAATGCGGCCATGAGCGCCTGCACCGCCGCGTCGGATTGCTTGGTCAGGTGCGGCCGGATCCGCGCCATGAGATATTCCGCCGCCTGCCCCTCCGCAATGTAGTCTCGATCCAGGTCGACCATTACAGCTCCACCTTAAGCCCCGCGGCCGTATAGAGCGTATGGCTCCGACCTTCCGCCTTGCGCAAGTCCTCAATGATGGCGGCCTGGATGGCAATAACATTGCGCAGCGCGGTGATCAGAAACTCCCACCGCTTGTTGGGATCTTCGACGCCATGCCGCCCGTAGTTGTTGTTCCACCACACGGCCAGGTCATCATACTTTTGCTCGGTCGCTTTGCTCATAGACTACTAAATCTCCGTGTAGTGGATCCCTTCGCCGCCGTGGGCGCTGATCTTCGCCACATACGAACAGCGCAGGCAACGATAGACGTTTTCGTGGGCGGTGGACGAAATGCAAATCAAATGGGCTTCCCCGTTGAACACGCAATCGGTGGCCGCCTCATGAATCACCCGGTCAAACTGCCAGCGCTCTTGCTGGCTGAGGGCACGCAACACGTCAAGCATTGAGTCGCCCTCCGGTCGCATCAACGGGGCTCACGACACGCAACCCATGTCTACCCATATAGCTCAGCGCGTCGTCGCGGTCAGAGGAAAACATCCAGTGCCGTGCGCCTCGCAATTTCTCCGCGAGATGGTCCTGACAGTGGGCGCAGCGGACATCGAACCACTCGGGATCCTCGCTGGCCCGAGTCACAAGGCCATCCGAGCTACTGATCACCACGACGCCTTGGCGTGGGTCATCCGACAACAACTCGCAATGTCCACACTGGCACATAGGTATGCCCACTAATAGCCTCCTCCGGTGGGTAGGCGTTCCGCGGGCAGGTTGCCAGGCACCCCAGCCGGTGCAGGCATCACGCCTTGTGGTTGCCCCTGTCCGCCCTGCATCTGAGCCATCATTTGCAAATTCTGCTGCATCTGGGCTTGCTCCTGGGCGTCGGGCTCCAGGGTGC